CCCGCAAGCAGGAAGGCCACCAAAATAATCGGGACTAAATACTTTGCCTTTCGCATAATTACCTCCTTAAATATTTTACTTCCCGTTTTGCTTACCATCAACGTAAGCCTCTGCAAAAACCCATCCTATCACGATTGCAGCAAAGGCTATGACAGTCTCACTGGGTAAACCCAACTCAAGCCCATCATTGGCAATCACAAGCAACCCCGATACTACAGCCATCCAAAATTTTCGTGATTTGAATTTGCTACTCACTTCTTCTCACCTCCTTTCCTTCATAATATTTTTTACATATAGCTACGACATCCTTCGCTGTCTCAGTCATACCATCTGCGGTCCTAAGATCCCCCGCTAAACCATGATACTGTATGGCGTGTGCTACAACGTAGGTAAGATCGTGTTCATCCTTGATCTCTCTTTTGATTGCCACTTTAATTTAATCACCTCATTGTCTACCGTACCACAGCCGTACCGGAAGGGTTGGCGGGTACGGTGTTGTCGAAAGGGGCTTCATTACTCGGCCCGCTTTCGTTGTCTGCCATATCGTAGGCTGTCACTGCAATGAAGTATGTACCTACCGACAGATTAAGGGTGGATAAATCAAACTCTGGGGACGTAGGAGTCCCTGGAATCTGTACCCTGTTGGTGTCAGAGAATGCCCCTGATGGGGTACGCCAGTAGAGATAGTACCCAGCTAAATCTGATTCGCTATTTGCATCCCAGACCGCTCGATGTTTGTCAACCTTCGGCCCCATCCCAAAGATAAAAGGTAGACTTAACAGTAGGGCTAAAAATGCTATCTTCTTTTTCATTGCTTCCTCCTATTCCATGAAGTCTTCTACCCAAGGGTCATCTTCCCTTGATTTTGTCTCCGTATCCCTGATTGCCTTCTCTGCTTCCTTCAACGCTTCCTGTATTTCGTTTAATTTGAGGCCGATGTTTACTAATGCCTGAACCTCGGTATATTTCTTCCTCTTGACAAGTTGGATGGCCGCCTGAGCGCTTACAGTCTTTTCTCTTACGGTTGCAATCAGTTCGATTAGGGTCCGCTTCATCCATATAACCCCCTATTGCCTAATCCTGTATCTTGGTGTATCCCACTTCAAGCAACCATTCGTATATCCTTGAAATTGGGATAATATAAGTCATGTGATAGACTGCGTTAGGACTCCAGCCAAGAAATGCAACTGGTATCCTACTCGGTATTCCAATGTATTCCATTGAATCACGCAGGAAGGCCCCTCCTCCGCTATTCCCAAACACCGCAGGAGCATTGAGCATCCAGTAGGGTAAATTTTCAAGTTCATCTGTGAGTGAAGCAATTTGCCCAAAGGTGGGGAACGGGGGTCTTCCCATTCCACATCCTGAAACAATAACTGGTTGAAATATTCTTAAATTGATTACCTCATTACTGGGAAGTAATTTCGCTGAAACAATATATTCGTCTGAGCGTACCTTGATTAGTGCAAGGTCTTGAGATTCATTCCAGGCCACAATATCTGCAAGGATGAGTAAGGTTCCAGTGGATACGGATAAATTCTGGTACTTAAACACTTCTACTTCTATAGTGGCACGTTTCTCCTTCTTAACCATTTTCTTAGCCATTGAATCCCACTCTTCTTTGATGTCTATGGCTCCAGAAATAACATGGTGATTGGTTAAAACATAGGTCTGATATTTCCCGTCTATCTTTATTGAAGCAATGATTGTACCAGACCCAACCGAGCTTGAACTTGCTCGTATCCTTACCGTAGGGTATAGAATATATTTGTGGAGATCTTCTATCTCATCAGCAATTGCCATTGATGCAAATAAAAGAAGTAACAAAGCTATTAAGGATATCACCAATCTTTTCATTTTTTCACCTCCTTTTTTATTACCGATTCGATGACTTGACGAACTCCATAACCCCCAAGACCAGCTATACCAGCTATGGAAAGGGAAAGAGTTGTCCCATTCATACCTTTATAAATTGCAAATACTTCTAAACCAGCAATTAACATTGCACATATTAAGGGTAGAATAAGTTTCACGTTCCTAGCTCCTTATAATAAGACCCCAAGGCTTCTTAGATCAGCTATTAAAGTTCCAACCACGTCTGCCAATTCAGCAACCGCCACAGTATCGGCATCATATGTCCTATCCGTTGTTACGTTACTAGCCGCATAGGTTTGCTTACTCGCTGGTACTATTCCCCCAAGACTTAGGGTTGCCTTATTCCCGGCATCTGTAAGGTCTGCGGAATTAGAATTGAAATGATTAGAGCCTATCGTGATTCTTGCAACTGCAGCAGCATTTGTGAGGTAAATTCCATTTAGGCATGTACGGATATTATTGCCAGAGATAACCCAGTCTGTAGCATCATCAATCTTAATACCTAATGTCTTTGTTACGTCTCCCCTTATGAAATTGCCAGTAATAACCCCTTCATCATGAGCGGCCAATATTTCTATTGCTCTATCGCCTTCACTTATTATATGATTCCCAGAAATCACAAATCCGTTGTATTCCCCAGTGCCGCCAATACGGATAGAGCTACCCTGAACACCATCGAATGAATTTCCAACGATGATTAAAATGGAGGTGGCAGTACCAGCAGTACTAGCAAGGGCATATTGATACTGGTGATTTAAGAATTTATTGCCAATAACCTTTAAACCACCCGAAGACTCGTGATAAATACAATAAGTAGATGCCTGATATGCAGATAAATCGAAAACATTGTGAGGCCCGATTATACCATCCCCTATGTCTGCATCTACGGAGTTCTTTATCCAAATACCGATTAGGTTGTTGGTAAAAGCACAACCACGGATATGATAGGACACACCAGCATCAATTTTGACACCAGAACCCTGGACTGTGGAATTGCCAGTTCCAATAATGAAGCAATCTTCAATTACTAAATTCTGGATATTCGTGGCTGAATAGGCATATATGAGAGCTACAGTATTCGCCCTTCCGCTAATTGTACTCTTTACCCGTACCGTAAGATCGCTGAATGTAACCCTGTCTGCACTGACATTGAATAGATGTTCGGTTGTAGAATTGATTTCTACAAAGGTCGCCCATCGGCCCGCACCTCTGATTTTTACACATTTGTTGACAGCTATTGCAACAGTAGCAATATAGGTTCCCTGGGAAAGCAATACATCCCCATTGGAGCTTACGGCCTTTATTGCGCTCTCTATTGCTACACCATCGGTCCCCCACCACTCCGGTCTTGCCTCTTTCAAACCAGTTACATTCCCAGCATCAAAGCCAGAGAAAATCTGATAAAGACCAGCATCAAGATGACCGTTGATAGTTACTGTATAGGTAGAAGCCTTAACGAGCATTCCACCTTTTGCTATCGCAAGCGTCATTGTTGATGGGATCGTAAGGTTGGCGGTAAGGGTTTGGGAATTTGGCACAAAGAGGACTGCGGTCGTACTTCCAATAGCCGTTACTGCGGCATCAATCGAGGCATATGCCCTGACATCATACCAGGGACCCTTTGCGACAATATCACCTGGCCTTATCACTCCCTTATAGGTCCAAATGTCTGGGAATTTAGTGAAAGTTCCAACTCCGCCTACCGAGGAAACTCTTTCATAGGTTGCGGGTGTCTCGGTATCATATTGGATCTGAAAGTCTTCTTTTCCTATTGGTCCTTTGGTTACATCGGCCATTTTACTCTCCCTTTAAATAAAAAAGGCCATTTTGGAGTGGCCTTAAATAATGCTTGACTTTATGATTTGGTCAGTATATAATATATTTATGGATGATCTTTTACAAATTCTTTATCGCTGGACGATATGGACACTATTTTTCATTTATTGCTATCTTTTTCTCAAGGAATTGTTCCATCCAAAGTCTTAACTCTTCCAGCCTGAAATGCTCCAAGTTTGGCTCCAGTTGGAATGCGTCTATATTGTTTAACAGCATTGGAAAGAGTCCACATTAACCCCCCCATAAGCCTAGGAGAAGTCAACGATAATCCGATAAGCATTTGGGGGGAGTTTCCAAATATAGCAGTACCAGCAGCACCAGCAGCCGCGCCACGGCCAATTAATCCTGAAGGAACTAACTCTTCCATTTTCATACCAGCTAATTTATCAAGTAATTCTGACCCTCCATGTTTCTCCAATTGCTCAACCAAACTCCTTCTAAAATCCTGATTATCATTAAGGGAAGATATTAATTTTCTAATTGAGGCATCCGATGAAGTTTTATTTTTAAGAGACAAACCTTGCCTAATCTCATTAATCAGATCGCTGGAAAGTTCATAGTTTTTAACCATTTCTGCATAATCAGGAATATTCTTTACCAAGACATCCTTGGTCTTACCTCTCATGGTCGTTATCATGGCATTCGTGGATTTCGACTCGGAATAAAAATCATCTAACGTCCTTTTTAATTCATCCACACCTAGAGGAGTTAAATCTCCAGATTGCGTGCCCCATTCATTGATTAAGTCGATAACTCGTTGTGCATCTCCTCTATGTTTGGGATCTATCGTTCCCCTAATAATCTTTCCACTTTGATCAAATTGTAATCTGTTTTTCTTAATCTGATCTATAAGTTCATTCTTAATGGGAGTTATATCTAAGTCACCTGTAATCTGTGATATTTTATTTAGACGTGCTGAATAGTCAGTAGATCTTGCATCTTTCATAGATTGAAGTGCTGACTTGCTTTCTTCAAGCGTTTCCTCTAAAACCTTAGTACCTCCTCGAAGTCCTCTCATGAATCCTGGTTTACCACGCATGGCATATTCCAGAGTTTTACTTCCCATACCCGTGGTAACACCTAAACCATGTTTGGCGGCTGCCTTTAATGGAGATATTGCTGCCCCCGCTACTTTCCCTGCTGCCCAACTAGGCTCTAAAACTCTTCCAACCTGCGAAGCCATACGTCCTGCCTTAGATAATTGAGATATTTTCCCAGCAGCCCCAGCTCCTTTTAACGCTGCTCCACCACCTGCAAATAAGGTAGCCACATCGGCCATTAACCCTACTGGATCAGTTTTGAATGTTCTACCTATATTCTCCAACCCACCATAACGCTCAACGACCATATTCCACATTGCATCTGCCATTTGTTCTTGTTCTGGGAATGTTCCAGGTACAGTCTTCTCAATAAGCCCTTGGGCTAATCCTAACATCCCCTTTCCGGTTTCAATGGGGTGGATTATCGGTTGAATATAAGCCTTGCCAGTTTCATAGGCACTCGGAAGGATATTACCAGCCAATTCCTCAAAATAACCCTTCGGTTGAATCTTTAATTGAGGTTGAACAGATCGTTTTTCTTCCTGTATAACCTGTAACAATGGATCTATTTGGCCTTGAGTTTTCTGTCTTAGTTGTCTTATGGTTTCAAGTAAAGGATCAGCCATTATCTGGTTCTCCTATTTTGGATGTATGCATTAACTTCATCTGGGCTATATCGTTTTCTTGTTTCATTCATTATCCATTGATCATCTTTGTCTAAGTTTTGTTTCATGAATTCTTCTATGGATATTTTTGTTGGCATTTCCAAAGACGGTATTTTTAAGTTAGGGACTACCGATTCAGGAGGAAGGCCTGACATCGTGGCATATTGTTTGAATCGGCCAACTTCTTGTTCATAAATCGATCGGTATTGCTCCATAAATTTCCCGCCCATCTCTAAAAGTGCTTGGCGATCTTCTTGCGTCATCCCCGCTCCACCAGTTTTTACTTTTTCGACTTTTCCCTTTAATCTATTCCATAAGCTTAAATCATGGGAAGTTCTTATATATTCTGATTCTCTAACGACAGAAGTTGGATCAGTCATTTTGTTAAAAAGAGTTATAAGGGCCTGATCTGTAGCAACATAATTATTAGTTATTAGAGATTCTTTATAAGCTTCCCTCATAACACTGTATTTCCCAAGTGTGTCCCTAAAATCCTTTACTGGTTTTAAATCTTCAAATTCTTTTCTAAGACCTGCTGCATATTTTCCTTGTTCAACAGGAGTTACAATTTGACGTATTTCTTGTTTTCCCTTTCTCCACTGTTGAATCCCAGCCTGATATTTAGGTGTACCCCTCATGGATGGATCAATTCCCATTTCAATTTCATACTGTCTAAGTTCGGAGGGGGCTAACCCTTCCTTTTCCCGTGGCATTGCTCCTGAGGGAATCTGCTGACCAGGAGTAACCCATACTGGTTTCTCTCCTTGCATAAATAATTCAGGTTTAAATTCTTTCCCCTGCCCAAATTGCAATTGTTTGGCTAACTCCATAGCACTTTTGGGATCGTGTTCTGCCATGATTGGCAACATACGTTCAGCATACCAACTATATTCCCCACCAGGAGGAGGAATGTCCCTTTCCCGTATCGTTCCACCTTCCAAGGCAGGAATTTCACGCTGACCAAAAACCTGACCCATCTGTTCCTTGAGTTTCTGCTGCGCTCCCCAGGTTTCTTCCTCACGCTGAAATTGTTTTTCCCCACGCATACGGCTAAATTCACCAGAGGCAATCTGTGACTCATAAAGCCGATTCATCATTTCCTGCTTTTGACGTTGATCTCTGATCCCTAAAATCTTAAATCCTAAATCAACACCTCTCCAAAAATTTTCCATTGTTAATTCCCTCTTTTAATATTGTTAATTCCCTCTTTTAATAATATTGGTATCTTCCCAACATTGGGTTCCATGATGCTGATGGTCCATAACTGCCTGTGTCTCCACCCTTACCCAAATTCAGAATTGAAAAGAGTCCCATTGCAGAATCTAACAAATTACTAGATTTACCAAATGCTGATTCAAGACCTCCTGGAACTGATTTAGCATAGGCAGCCGAGGGAGGGCCGAACATCGGAGTATTTGCCCATTGAGTTAATTTTTGCGTTGATTCTCCAAGTCCCTGTAAATATCCTCTTTCGATATTTCCTGCTCCCCTAGCCATCAATCCTGAACCAGACCCGAATCCCCTTGCGGCCAAATTAGACATCAGATTAGAATATGCACCAAGGCGGCCTTGCGCTAATGCTCCCCGGTTCTCTGTGGCTGCTGCAGAAACGGCCTCTGAACTCGGTTTCGACATTCGTGCCCATGCCTGCTGTGCGCTTTCTGCGGCTCCCTCTTCTCTTTTCTTGCCCATCATACCACTTATTCCTTCTCCTACAACTGAACCTAAACCACCTATGGCCATAAGAGTAGGGAGTCCGATTGCAGGGTTCCAAGCAGTAGTCAATGCAGCTGCGGCTGGACCTAATAATTTTGGTAATATACTTCCAAAATTTCCCATTACCTTAATCTCCTTTCCATATTAATTGACACAGGAATAAATTTGTGTTTCCTCTGTATTGCTTTGACATTTTTACTAACTGTAATCTGTACTATCTTAATTTTAAATGGTTTCACCCATTCATCCACTACTTTTTTAAATTCTTGTTCTAACCAAGGTTCCTTCATGTATAATCTAAGTAATTGCATTCTTTCAAAACCTGGGAATAGACTTAAATATCCCACAAGATATCCTATAATTTCATCTTCTCCATTATATGCAATAAAGAATCCAAAAAGCGGACTAAGTAGGTTAGATTGTACAAATAAAAGCATATCTGATTCTCTGGTGATATCTCTTTTCTTTTTTCTTATGGTTCTCTCAAATGGAAGGCATTTCATAACCTCGCTGATATCTGATATTCTTTCTATTCTTATGGCTCTATTTTCATCCATGCTACACTTCCGGCATCTCCGGCATCGGTAGAAGTAATATCAAATCCCACCCCTGCGGTTTTGGTAATGTAGAATATCCCACCACATGGGAATTGAGCACTTGCAAAAATCCTAGAATTAGCCGTCACTGAAGCATCCGTTACCGTAACAGTACCTGAGGCCATCGTTGCCATGCCAGACGTAATATTGAAGTCCGTTACCTTTAGGCCATCGGCATCACAAGTCAAGGAAGCATCGGCCAGCTTTATTGCTAATCCAGTAGCACCTACCTCCATCCCACCTGTTGACAGGATCTTAATGCCAACCCCACTACCTGCTACAGATAATCCCCCAGTACTGGCAGCCTTCACCGAAAGCTTATTGTCTGTCTTTTGCAGTCCTGGGGCATCGGTATCTAGTGCTAAGGTCAATACATCCCCAGGAAGAGAAAACACATCTCCAAGGTCTGCCCCGCCTATCTTCTCTTCATAAAGTCGGCGAAGCATTTCATAGAGTTGTAACTTCAGTTCATCTAGGTCTGTACCAGTGAGTGGGAAAGGTACGTTTGCCATTTAATCCCCTACGGGTGTAGCTTCCAATACCCACGGTGAATAGATTTCCAATCCCTGAGAATCAGCACAAGCAATCTGCAAGGCGAAGCGATACCCTTCGGCAGCCTTGAGCTTGGGTGACCTCTTGCGCTGTCTGGAAGAAGTATTGAGCGTCAATGTCTGGACGGATGTTCCATCTGCAAGAATGTTCACGGTCACATCTTTCCCGTCAGTGTCTATGTCATAATAAAGATAGTCAAGACACTTATGCTTCGTAATGCCCTGAAACCCACGATCCCCAGTCACAAGTTCCGTTGCTATCGTCTCAGTTCCACTCTCCGAATATTCATAGCCATCTTTCGCCAGATATCGTGTGAAACTGGGTTTGTAAATGAAATCCTCATCTGCAATGAAATTATCAAAATAAACCCTATGCTCTGGGTGATGCGTAAAGTCTATCACAAGACAACTGTCAATCGTCGTACCAGAAGAAGCGTAATAAAGATAATATTTCGTGTTGTCAAACTCTGCATAACAGACACTTAAATCGTCAAGATCCCTAAAGAAACTTTGACCAAGCTTCTTTAACGTAATGTTTCGGTTGATACTTCCATCGAATATATATACCCCGTCATTCCATAAACCTATGAGACCGTATTTACTCTTTTTAAGAGTATGCCGATTGATTATTCCGTTATCTGTAAAAGTCCTTTTAATGGCCCATGTATCAGGATCACTTCCCTGGAGGCGATACCACTCTTCATTTGATACAACAAAAATTTGATCACCCCAGTTGGCAATTGCAACAAGATCCTCGTTGTCTTTAGATACAGTCACATCACTTGTAATAAGGAAATTAAATGGCTGGTAAGGTTCAGACCAATAGAGTTTGTTGTCTTTAATTAAAAATATACGCTGCAAATAGACAGCGATATCTATGGGATTAGATGGAGGTACAGTGTATCCATCGGTCCCAAGGGCAGTCGAAACCTGAAGTACGGCATCCGTCACATCGTCTGTATATATCGTTGTCGTATTATCCTGTATTGTCTTGACAAGGTATGCTGTCCCCGATACGGTTCTATAAAGCCTTCGGTGAATCATGAGATCATTTCCCGTGTACGGGCATATGGCAATCCGTGACCAGTTAATCATATCACTGGTTACGGTTATGGTTGCAGAATCAGATGGCCCAGTCTCTACGGTTTTGCCATTTGGGAATTTAATATAAAAAGTTACATAGCATGTATATTCCCCGTTAGGATTCCCGGCGGCTCCCGCTACAACTTGTGGCGCAATTTGAGGATTGGGTATTCCAAAATCATAGACATTATCCTCAACGTATGCCTTCCTTGTTCCCCCATCGACTGCAAAGGTAAATTTCTCATAATCTGCAAACCGAGGACGATTGTAGTGGTGAAGAAAACCCAATAGGGTGAACGCTGAACCTGTATTTAAACGGTGATAAATATAATTGAAAAATGCCTGATTCCCAGGACAATACGCCTTTGAACTGGCATAGATAGACGTGTCGTATCTGTGCAAACCATTGATGGTGCTATTAGAATTAATATCAATGGCTGCCCCTATGGTTTTGGCTGCCCTGGCCTTCAGCATACCATCTTCATCAAGGTTAAACCCTTCGCAGGTATAGACCTCACCCTCGCTCAGATAAAGCCTGCTCTTCTTTCTATTGATACCGCTATCAAAGTTAAAAGCCTCTATAGACACGTTTAACCCCTACGGTAATTGTTTGTAGAAATCCATATTCTGTACCCAGCTCCACACTCCTGGGCGGGCCTGAAGGTTAAGACCAGCCGGTGGCTTCTTTCGCCTATTGATATAGGTTGCAATCTCACGCTCGAAATCCTTCTTGAGAGCCGTAGATCGTTTAAATTCAGCACTATCTTCTGGGTTATTTTCCAATAAATCACCTGCGGCATAGTCCACAAGACCCTTGTGGTATTCCCTTGGAATCTCTGGGTACTGAATCCCTTGTGTGCCCAATGAGGTTTCTACTGCGATAAGTTTCTCAGGTAGGCGATAATACTCAAGAAGGACGTTTTTATCCATAGCTATTATTCTAGCCACAACTCCAGTATCGACATTCATAAAATACTCATCGGTTGTTTCCATTCGGATGATAACGCCATATTCCGAATTGAGAGTATAGGCTGGACAAACCCACTGAACCACCGACCCATAATTAGGATCTATTGTGATCGTACCCCCGTCACTACTTGGTATTCGGTAGAGTCCGAACATCCAGCTATTCCCATAGATTCTATCTATGTAAATATGACTTGGGATCCCGGTATCTACACGCCAGTTTGATACTTCATCGTTAAGATGCTCAATTGTCGTGACAGTGAGTTCCTGGTATCCATTCGTTAGGGAAGCATCATAGTAATATGCCGCCATGAAATCGAGGAAGTTCCAGGGGAGCCTGTACGTCCTATAATTTTTCTTCAACTCGACAATGGCGTATGTTCTTAAACAATGGGTACGTCTTACAAACTCCTCCTGACCACGGTTCAAGGCATCGTCAATCCAGTCATAATCAGAGTTCCCCCCCGTTGGAGAGTACCTTGAGGTATTGGCTGCCCGGAGGCGCCTGAGAGTAAGTGCCCTCAAATCGGCAAGGGTATAGCCGCTAAACTGACCCGTTTGTTGAGTAATGATAGCCATTTCAATTACCTCACATAAACACAGACGCTTCCAGCTACCCAATTGTTGCCATAGATCGACAACCCATGACGTGTCTTTACCGGTTCTGCGAACTCATAATTGAGTATCGTATCAATGCTTGCCAAACCCTTCACGTCAACCAATACCGTTTTCACGCTATCCAGGCTACCTAGCAATTTGCCTGTTTTGTGATCTGGATTGATATTAGGATCATCGACAAGGGCAAACTCTGAATCTGCCGCCGTATCATTCACTGTGATACAGAATCCCGTAACCTCAAACTTCCCAGCCTTTGCCGGTACTGGATAACCTCCTGGACATTGAAGAACGTACATTTTAACTCCTCCCTTTACTTAATGGACTTAATTAAATTCATAACATCCCGAATAACTGTAACTGTAATAGGCGTTAATTCCGTTCTGAAACATGATAGATTATCTTTAATGTTCACCCCATGAGTGTGGAAATGGAAATAAGTATTATAAGGAATATTACGATCAATAAATTCCTGTTGATACTTCGGGGCAATAGCAATAGCCTCATTCACATCCACTACGGGAATAACGATAGATTGAGGTTCTATGGCTATTCTAATGCTCCCAGGATCAATCGTAATTCGTTCTATAACTTCTAAATAAGTTGGAGCTTCCATTTACCACACCTTCTTTAATGCAATAGATTTGACTTTTTCCCAGACCCTACTAAGTATTCCTGGTTTGGTTTCTTCACCCATCACTTCCTTATCTTTCACTTCTTTCTTGTAAGTCTTCCCCTTATCCTTAAATTCCTTATCGAGCTTTTGCTCAAGCTTATCCAAATCTGCTTCGTCTACCGAAAGAGCAAATTTCATCGGAAGCTCTGTCCATTTACCGATTGGAGCAGTAAGAATTTCTTCCATGATTAAAAGTTTCTGTGCCATTATAATCCATACCTCGCTTTTGTGGCGTTATATATAGCAGTCACCGAAGCACTTGATGGAATTGGGTTAAACGCGTAGACTTCTCCAATCTTTCCCCAAAGGTGATATAGCGTTGGAAGAATGCACCCTATATTGAATTTTGTTCCATCGGTATAGTCTCCTGCGTCTGTTGTCCCTACAGCATCAGATCTTACCTCACTGTTATATCCATATCCCCCCACGTCTCTATCAACTTCCCATCCAGCAAAAATCCACGTGTATCTCGGAAAAGATCCCCATGCTGCGTTATAATATGTATCGCCAACAAATTTGTATCTCATTGCAGCAGGTGCAGTTCCCGAATTTAATAAAGCCACATAGTATCTATAGCTAGACGCAGGAATTTCCATCCCCATAATGGCACCACTAGCGGTAGTCGTATATTCAAGATAAATCCACGCATACATTGCAATATCATGTGTGCCAGGTTGAAGTACACTGGTTGGCGTAGCCCATACATAATCATCTATTCCATCAAAAGTTAATCCATACTCACCAAAAGAAGGACCAGCTACCGTGCCATCATGTCCATAAAGCGAATGATCCGTTGCCGTCCCATCCCAGTAAGCATGGTAGAGTACACAATCATCCCCAACGGGGTAGTAGGGGGAGGCTGCTGCTGCTTTATCCAAAATCGTAATTGGCATTATCCTTACACCACATAAATCGTTGTATAACAAATCCCAGCATTCCCAGGAGCCCCACTCAATGTCACCGTACAG